AAGGCGTGTGTTCAGCATGTCTGCTCTTAGACTTGCTGGTAGTACCAAAGCCAATGGTTCGTTACCGGACACTCTTGCGTTAGCAAAGATTAAGTCCATAGCGTTTAGGATGTCTGCTTCCGGGTCTGCTCCACCAGCCGCCCATAGAGCGGTTGCTGCTTGAGCCTGTCCAGCACCAGCGACTAACTTTGTTAGAATGTGGTTGTCAATTAGGTCTGCTCTTGCTTGGATGATAGCCATCTGTTGGCGGTTCATGTTTTCCCAAGTTTCGCCACGAAGTAGTGTGGAGTCTAGGAAGACACAGCGACCTTGACCCTTTTCTAGTTTGACGGAGTAGTTTGCTGTTCCAATCTTGGTTGGGTCAACAACTGCGTTGTCATCTAGTGGGTATGTGAAGGTACCTTCTGCACCACTGTACCATGTGAAGGTAAGCCAGTTAACATTTCTTGTACCTACGAGGTTTGTACCGATAGCAATTGTTGTGGATTGCAGTTGGATAAAGTCTCGAAGTGTTTGCTCAAGTACTGCGTCTCCCTTGCCAAATGGGCCAGTTGCCGCAGATACATTTAGTATTTGTTCTAATGATTCGTTTGCCATTTTCTCATCTCCTGTTCATATTTACCTACTTCAAGCCACCACCGGGTGACAGGACACAGGAATTAAATCGCCAGTTGCCGGGGTGATACCATCTTCACCCATGTAGTAACCTACGAATTGTGCGCTGTTTGTAGCATCGTTAACTTTACAGTGTCCGTCTGCTTCAGCAGTTTGAGCCATGTAGACTGGTGCGCCAGTCTTAACTACTCCGTTTCCAATAACTTTAAGGTACTGAACGCCACTGAAAGGAATAATCGAAACTGTTCCTGTTCCAGCCGCTTCTAATGTACCTGCCGCATCACGGCTTGATTCGTCAATAGTTACGCCAATAGGTTTGTCTGTAACACCAGCAGTAACTTGAATACCACCGACATTGTACATTACCATTAGTCCACTACTTGCGAAAGTGTTCTGAATGTCCGGTGCGTTGACCGGGCTTAGTCCGCTATATGTTGTCATCTTAAATCATCTCCATTATTGTTTCAAGTCCTCGTATTTTAGAGCCGCTTTTTCGTCAGTTGCGATAAAGCCGTTGTAAGCGTTAACCCAACTGTTGTATGCTCTTGCATAGAGGGATTCTGAGGATTCTACCATAACACCGTTAAGGTAGTTTGCGACTACTGGTTCTTCTGAAACTGTTTCAGAAGCCTCAATAGGCTGTGAGGATACTGGCTCGACAGGTGCCATTTCGACAACTGTCTCTTCCAATGCTGGGCGGGATGCTTCCCAAGATGCAATCATGCTTTCTAGGGTTTCCATTCCGAACTCATCGTGTCCGCTTAGTCCCATATCGGAAGCCTTGCGTACCAATTCCATTCTTGTTTCTTCTGCTCTTGCTACTTCAGCAGCCTCGAACTCGGAGTTTCGGGCTTCGCTTAGTACAAGAGATGCTTTCAATGCTTCTAGTTCAGAAGCCAATTTTTCAATCTCGTTAATATCATCGGTCATTTTGTTCACCTTCGACTGAATTGGCCTACTATCGGTTTGATACTTAATAGTTTCATTCGCTTCAATTCTTTTAACAGTCTCGATATTTGCTTCGGGATATGCTGGCCGATGGACTATTGCGAGGTGGTCAAAGGAAAAATCATCAGCGAACCACATAGTAGGTCGCCCTCCATCTTCATCGGCTTCGATAATCTCCGTAGGTATGCCGGTGCCTCCTATGGACACTCCGTAATCAGACTTCATCCATAGCCCGGACTCAAGAGCCTCAAACAATTCCGGCCTGCGTACTTCTGCTACATACTTTACTATGTATCCCTTTTCCCTACTGTGGTAAGAGGCTTCTGTGACAGTACCTACTACTGCTTCGTCAACCCCGCCATCCATATTGCGTGTAAATCTTCCACCCTTTGCTTTAGGGTGGTTAAGTGTAACATCAGCACCTACCATTTCATCGGCTAGACGGGCAGCAAGTTCCGGGCGTATTCCCCAAGCGTTCTTGTTAACTCCATCGTGGAATGCTGTGCCTGTGATTCTAACTACTGTTTCACCAGTACTTGCTATGATAGAAGTTTCTATGTTATCAATATCAATGTCGAGAGTAACTGCTACTCTTTGGCATTCTCCGTTTCTCATCTCTTGTCCGGGTGGACATGTGCCTTCATCATAATCACTCATATAGTCGTCATCCTTTTTGTATGCACTAAACTTGTGTCCTTCGTGCGCTGCCATACATTCTTCAGTAGTATATCCGGCCTTTTCACAACGGGACATGTATTCGTCATGAGTTTCATCACCGCTAGGTGTTGGTTCTGCTGCCTCAATAGGAACACAGTTAGGTACTTCTTTGCCATTTTTCTTTTTCATACCAAACTGTTCGTATCCGGTAGTACAAGGGTCATCTTTATCTTTTGCTTCTGCACCAGTGCAGCCGCAACCACAGTCCCCCTCACTACTCATTTTATTGACAGGAGTCTTAGACCACATTCTACAAGACCAGTAGTTAGCCTTCCACTTTGGGCCGGGACTATCACAATTCATTCTGTCTCTAAATGCTTTACGACGCTTAGGGTCGTCACGCTTGATTTCCATGTTAGGGTCGCCGAAGCGCACAATGACTACTGTGCCGGAACCGTTACGAGTATATACTCCAAACTTTTTATTTTTGCCCGGAGTGCGGAATGGTTTGTTTAGTGTAACCTTTTTACCTTGGTATTCTGCTGCTGTGGCTTCCATACCCCAGTCTTCATATTTTTCTGATAATGTTTGACTGTCTGTGTTCGTCATAATCAAGCCTCCAAATCTCTTGTTTTTCGTTGGCTATATCCTCATATAACCATTCGGGTATGATGTCCGATATATCGTCTATGTCTTGAACCTTTTTGTACCCGAGCCTAGAAACTACTTTTGTTAAGTGTTCCATTTTTGAATCTTCTATTGGATTAATTACTGTTACTTTAGTAAGCCCTTTCATATGAGGAGCATTGTTTCTGTAATCTAATAGTAAGGAGTGTAGTCCTTTGCTTCTGTATTCTTTACGAACATAGGTATTACCAACAAAGGCATACTTATCACTCATTACTAGCGAGGATGTGTATGCTATTGCTATGTCGTCTTCAAATAAAACCCAGTAGCACATTTTATCGTATATGCCCGGATAGCCTTTTTCGCTAGCCTTTGGTAAATTGCAGCCCCAAGCAGTTTCTAATGATTCGTGCGTTAGAATATAATCAATATAGAGAGTCAAAATATCAACTCTTCTTTGCCTTGGTTCTTTCTAAAGTATCGAGTGACAACTGACCTTTGAGTTTATCCATTTCTTGTGAATGCTCTTGGGCCATTTGAGCAAGAAGGTGGTCGTGCTTTTGGGCAATCTTTTCCAATTCGATAATATGCTCTTTTTCTGCACCGTCACGCTCACGCTCATGCTTTAATTCAGTAGGGATATTATCGACTTCTTGTGTCTGTTCTGACTCCCACATACGAAGTACTGTACCCAGTGCTGGGACAGCGACACCGCTAATGATTGCCAACAATGCTATGAACCCATCAAGGTTCATTAAAACAACATCGGGCTTCCATATACCCATAGCCACAACTGAACCTGCGGCAAGAAGCCATAAATAGATTGTCGGTAGCACTGTGCGCTTTACCATTTTGTCATTAAATGACTGACTCTTATTCTTCATTTCCTTCACCATCCTGTCTCACTTCTCCGTCGGTTGGCTTGTTCTCGTTCTCTCGAGGCAAGTCTCCCATAGGTTCGGTTGTTGGGCTGTTATATCTTTGTTTGCCTAGTTCGGCTGATTCTCTTGGTAAATCCAAGTCAATTCGGGCCTCATTTAGTGTAGTAATTCCAGACTGGTAAGCCATAACCACTCGGCGTGTTTCCTCGAATGGGGATTCTTCATCCATAGGGTCAAACTCTAATGTAGGTATGTCCGCCTTTTTATGAGGAATACCAAGTAATTCTAAGTGCTTTGAAAATAGACCTTGCATGGACTGGCCTAAGATTGTCTGTAATCTGCGGATAGATTGTACAGACCATTGGGAAGCGTTGAATGTTGCAGCAAAGGTTGAACCACGCTCTTGACCCATTGATACTCTAGGGACATGCAGTACTGCTGAAATGTCAGCGTTAACATTGTCAAGGAATGATGAGTTATCCGGTATTGTATTTTTTAAATCCACGAACTCCATGTTGACATAGTGCGGTAGGATAGGTACTTGGTCTGACCTTAGTCCATCAAGAAGTGAACCTACGCTGTCCATGATATTCTCTAGGCGTTCTGCTGCCTCATCGGGGTCTTGGATATTCTCAATAGCCTCCGGGCCAATAGTAATGTATTGTTTGGTTAGACTATCTTCTAGTGCGATACGATTATTCATACTGTTATACTTTGCACGAATCGCCTGCTTTAGTGCAGAAAAGCGAGATGCTCCCCATATACCGTAAGTCCAGCGACCCATTC